CATCCGCCTGGCCTGCAGAGAGACGCTCCGGATGATGAACTCGGTCACAGCTTTGTGGTCTTCACTGATAGAGAGAAAGTCTCTGGCTGTTTCCCAACTGATTAATTCCGTCACCGCTGTTACTACCTTTTGTTTTCAGGCTCTTTATCAGCCTTGCTCTGAGGAGCCTTCTTGCCTTCCGGCTTCTGGTCCTTTTTCTGATCCGTCTCTTTCACGTCCTCGGTCTCCTCAGACTTGCCGGGCTCCTTTTCAGAGGAAACCTTTTCAGGTTCGCTCCCCTTCCTGTGCGCCCGGCCGGTATCGATCCAGATCCTCCCGATCAGAGCATCCACTTCCGCTTCCTGCCCCTTCTCAAGAGGCTCATGTTCGTACCGCATTCCCTCGGCATCGATGATTACTTTCATCCGGTCCCCCTTAACCTGCATCCTGCAGACCGACAAAGGGGGCATAGGTGATGTTGTCCATCCGTTTCACGGGAGCCAGAACCCAGGACTTTCCATCCACATCCCAGAGCGCCCGGAGGGTCACCATCCGCTTCTTGAAGTCGTCCCCGGAGTAACCCACATCGATCCGGAAGCTGGTTCCATCCCCGATCAGGTAGTACCCGAAGTTGCTGAACAGGATGTCCCCGGTAGCACCGACCGCCGGGGTGTGGGTGTTCCATCTGATGGGGAATCCCATCAGCCGGTCGGGAATACCCTTGGTCGCATCGCCGCCGATGAATATGGCGTTCTTGTTCTCATCCGCCAGGCTCATGATCTGGGGCATGGCGGAGCGGGTGATGGCGAAGACGGAGCCGTTCAGATCCAGCTGGCGGGCGATGATGGATTTCACATCCGTGAATCCGATCGCTCCGGTAGTGGCCCGGTTGATCTTCAGGAGGGCATCGGAGTGAATGATTCCCGTGGGACCGTTCGAACCGTCACCGTTGAAAAACTGATAGTCCTCGATGGCACTCTTGGCGTTTCCGATGGTCTTCCGGAGGAAGGCATCCAGCCCCCTGGCGTTCCGCATCAGCTTCTCGGATACCTTTATGGTTCCCACCTGTTCAAAGGGCTTCAGTTTGACCTGGTCAAAGTCCATATCATTGTCCTTGGAGGGAGCGGCTCCATCCGCCAGGGCTTCAAACGCCCAGCCGCCGAACTCTCCCAGGGCTCCGGTTTTCAGAGCGGGCATGATGATCTCCTGGTCGGGGTGATCCGCATCGCCGGGGATGGCCAGGGCCAGGGGCCGGACGATGGACAGGTCCGCTTTCACATTGAGGATTCCGTCCATCTGCTTGTCCGGAACCAGGTATCCGCCGGAGGGTCCGGCATCCACCAGGAGATCCCGCTTCTGATGAACGAATCCCCTCTGGGAGATCATGGAATAGGCAGCCGAAGCCAGCTCCCCGAGAGAGTCGAAGGAGCGCTCTTCTCCGCCTTCATTCCCCTGGGAACCTTCCGTCCCCTGGCCGGAGAGGTTGCTCCTCAGATCCTTCTGCTTGTTCAGGTAGTCCCTCTCCTGGAGGATCTCCTGAATCTCGCCGTGGCGCTTCTTGCACCGTTCGTATTCGGTTTTCTCTTCTTCCTTGTAGCCCCGTTTTTCACCGGCTACCTGGCCGTTTATCCGCTCCATGGTGGCCAGACACTCTTCCATTTCCCTGATCAGCTCTTCCATTTCTGTTCACTCCTCATCTTCATGATCTCGATTTCCCTGGACCGGACTTCACTTTCATGATCCACCGCTGTGGTCAAGGCCGCTGCCTTTTCATCAAGAGCGGAAACCCTGTCTCTGGCGTTGATATTCGTATTCTCATAAGCCGGGAAGGTCACGGGGGACACTTCCCAGAGTTTGATCTTCTCCACCCGGCTCCGGATGAGCCGCTTTGCGCCGCTCCGGTCTTCGGTGACGGTTTCTTTCAGGATGTCGAAGCCGAAGGACATCTGATTCACGTCCCCCCTCCGGACCGATTCATGCTTGTCCCGGCCCTCCTGGGAATCGGGGAAGAGGATGTCCACATGGGTTCCGTCTTCCGCCTCTTCCAGTAAAAGGGTTCCGGCGGACTGCCGCCCCAGGACGATGTCGTAATTGTGATTCCAGACCGCCCTGGCATCATCTTCCTTGATGCTTTCGCTGGCGGCTCCCCTGGCAATCACCTCTTCATACCGGACCGAATCATCCTCGTAGAGGACCGTCGGCTCCTCGTACAGGATGGCCACGCCCTGGGCTCTCAGATCTCCGCCCTCCTGCTGTTCCGTCCGGAACTGACAGGCCTTGCTTCTTTTTTCCATACTCACTCCACTACCGGCTCAATGCCGCAGTCACACCCGCCGTGATAGGGCGGATGGCTCATCCTGTGCGATATCTTCAGAGGGGCTTCGGCTCCCTCGGGCTGAAACTGTCCCGGCTCCAGGAAGGTCTCATCGATGCCGATCACCTTGCCGTTCAGGTGGCTGCAATACGGACAGTTCGATCCGAAGGCCACGGAGCGGATCTTCACCACTCCGACCGCTCGCCAGACGGTCCGGGAGACGGCGCTTTCAATCCTGATCCGCTCCTCCCCGATCTCCCCCGGCCGGGATTCCTTCCAGTGTTCCGTCTGTTCTTCCATCTCCCCCACGGTTTCCCGCTGTTTCAGTTCCTGCTTGTTCCGGATGGCGTAGCGGACTCCGAAGTTCTCAATGAACCGGCTCAGGAAGGCTTCATAGTCCTGGTCGGGGATGGATGATCCGATCTCGCTCTCCACCAGGGACCGGATCTCATCGGCATTCACCTGGATGATTCCCGCCGCCCGTTTTGAAACCTCCCCGGCAAACTTCTCATAGAAGGATTCCAGGGCATCGTTCAGTTGGGACCGTTCCTCTCCGGAAGCGGAAAGGATCTTCCGGATCGCCGGGATCTCCTCCTCCAGAATCGCCCGAGCCAGACTCTTGTAGCGGTTCTTGAACCGGTTGGAGATGGTCCGCCGGTTGTTCGCCCCTCTGTGATTCAGAGGCCGGGTTCCCCTGGCGGAGTTCTCCTTCCCGGCATCCTCCTGCAGGCCCTGCGCCTCCTTCATGTCCACCATGTTCAGGGGCATGTAATAGGCATCGCCGGAGGGATGATCGATGGGATTCATGTTCTCCTTCTGCCGCCACTCGTTGGCGCTCAAAGCTCCGTTCTGCCGGGCGAGCTGGTAGACCTCGTACCTGGTCTTCGAATCTCCCCGGAGGAGTCCTTCCACCAGAAACTCGATGAAATAATCCTTCTGCTCCTCCCTGGTCAGAAGGGTCATGGTCATGGACTGTTCGATCCGGACCAGACGGGGCAGGAGGGAGTCCTGAACATAGTCGATGTTCTGGTGCTCGATGTTGGTAAAGGTCGCCCGGCTCAGATCCTTGATCTTGTGGGGCGGCAGGTTGAACCACCGGGCCACTTCGGTGACCGAAAACTCCCGGCTCCCGAGCATCTGGATCTCTTCCGCATTGAACTGGATCGGCTTGAACTCGCCCTCCTCTTCCAGGATGGCGGTCCGGTGATGGTTCCCCGGTCCCCCGCCGTACATCTGCTCCCAGTCTTCTTTCAACCGCCGGAAGCCTTCATCTGACAGCGTCTTCTTCAGCTGCAGAACACCGCCGGGGCGGGAGCTGTTGGTGTAGAAGCTCTCGGCCTGTTTCTCGGCGGCGGTCATCATGGAGAAGGACCGGCGGCGCTTGGCAATCGGATTGATCCCGTCAATGCCGTTCAGGGTCATGATGGGCGTATGGATCACCTGCTCCATAGGGATCTCAAATCCATTCCCGTTGATTCGGGTCCGGTAGATGATCCGGCCGTTCTTCTTCTCCCGACTGGTCACCGCCGGATTCAGGGGCCAGAGTTCCACCAGCCCGTTACCGGGGCGGAATACCCAGGTATACGAGTCTCCCCAGAGTTCCTGGTGGATCACAGAAGCCTGCCGCATCTGGAAACTGGTCATCTGCTCGTTCGGCTGGGCGGCCAGTACGTGATAGAGAGGATGATCGGTCGCCCGGACCTTCCCGCCGTTCCCGGTCCTCCTGTAGAGGATCAGGGGCAGCATGGCGATATGTCCGGAAAGAAGATCCACCGCATTCCATACTGACGACAGATTCAGGGCGGCCGTTTCGTTCATGAAGGGCAGACCGTCCTTTGTGACCATGTTCAGGAACGGGAAGGATGCTTCCGTGATGTTTCGTTTCTGGGAGAACAGGTTCCCGCTCCAGTTCCGGACAGACCGGGGGATCTGGCGGATCTTGTTCAGGTCGATTGTTATATCCATCGCATTCCCCTCTCTTCATAGACCGACTTGGAGGTGTCACCCTCGGAAATCGCCACCCGCCAGGAGGCCATGACCATCATGATCACACCGTCAATCCGCTTGGAATTGGTATTCCGGTCCGGCTTGATCAGCTTCACGTTGTCGTTGGAATCCCGCCAGGTCTCGGTACAAGAAATCATGAAGTCCATGACCGGATTCCCGTTGTAGGCGATCTCCTGTTTGTAGATCTGCCGCTCCGTATGCTTTACGGCAGGAGACATGGAGCCGATGGACTGGGGAAACTTCACGCAGTTGAAGTCCGCATCCATCAGGTGGTTGATGATCTGGGTGGCGTTCCAGGGATC